AGGATCCATTACTAAAAGATAAAGCAAATGTTGATAAGGCTTTATTTTCAATTAATAAAACTTTATCAAAAGAAGAAATGGGAGATCCTAATAAAGTATATCCTGCTTTAATGGATGCAATGAGACAAAGTGGTGTATCTGCTAAATATATATTAGGTTTACAAAATGTAATGGCAGATCAACAATATAAAAAAGCAACTACAGATGCAGCTATGTTAACAGCAGAAAATGCAAAAGGTCTAAAAGTAGCAGATTATGCACGAAAGCAAGCTGAAAAAGATATGGATCAAAATAGAGATCATTATCGCATATTAAATGATAATTATAATGATGTAGAATCTACACAATATGGAGACTCTGATAGATTTGCTAAAAGTATTGGAAGCGATGATTCTGATTTAATTAGAAATGTTTATCAAAAACTTCATAGAGAAATATCATTAATGACTTCTAAAGATGAATATGGTAATACAATACCTTTATTTACTCCTGGTCAAGCTCAAAAAATGACAGAGTCTATACTTAGCATGAAAAAGAAAGATAAGGATGGTAGAGAAACTAAAGAATATAAATATATTGATAAAGGATTTTTGGGGAATTTGATTCCTTTTAAACAGACAGAAGTTAACTTACCTTCTAATATGTTAAACGAAATTAAAACATTAATACAACAAGAAATGGGAGTTGAAGTTAATACAAAAGATTCTGGAATGCCTCCGGGACTTGAAGGACTTGATAAAAAAGATCAGGAAGCTTATAATTATGCGATAGATGCATTAAATAAAGATCCTGAAGATAAAGCTGCTCGTCAAATTTTAAATTTCCTTAATTCTAAAAAGAATTCTTAATATGGAATTTGATCCTAATGCATACTTAGAATCAAAAGGTGTGTCTGTACCTACGCCTTCTGTAAATACAGAGTCAGAAGCAAATGTTGAAGAAACATCTTTTGATGCTAATGCATATCTTGCTCAAAATGATCCAGATTATTATAAAAGAATTTTTACTAAAGAATCTTCATTAGGTGATCAATTACATGATGGTTTTATAGGAGAAATAGGAGCTTTAAATGATTTTTTTGCAGCTATTATGGGAGAGTTTCAGACAAGTGCTGTAGGTGTTCCTATTGCAGCAGGTTTAGATTATGTTTATTCTAAAGCTAATCTTTGGAATGAAGGAAGAATATTAGAAGATAAAATAGAAAAAGGTATTCATACAAAAGAAGATTTATATAAATTAGTTGAATTAGATAAAAATACTTCATTTAAAACATCTGCTGTAAGAGCTGATAAAGGTATAAGAGAAAGTGCTGCTTTTCTTAATCCAAGTAAAAACTCTGACTTATTTATGGATTACTACACATCTAAAATAAGTAAACAAAAAAATGATGAATGGAAAGAAGTTCAAAAAGACTTACAAAATTTAAAAGATAAATCTGTAACAGGTAGAGCATTATCTTGGCTAGGTGAAAATATTCTAGGAATAGCTAAAGAAGTTGAGGTAGATACAGGACTTCCATCTGAATTAGGTGTTGCATTTACTGAAATGGCTATGCTTAAATCTAATACTATTGCAAAACCTATAATAAATATTGGAGGTAAAGTTTCATCTGGTACAGGTTTAACAGGAACTATTAAAAGAATAACAGGTAATTCAGACTTAGCACAAATAAATAAAGCTATTGAAGCTAGATCTAAATTAGGTTATGATTCAAAACACTTACAAGAGTATAAAAATGCAGCTACTTTTGGTAAAGTAACACAAACAGATAAAGGTATTCCATTTGATTTTCCTCCAGAAAACTTTGTAAAAGAAGCTTTACAATCATCTACAAATAGACGTTTTGCTAAAGAAGCTAGAGATGTTAAAACAGAAGAACAAGCAGCTTCAATTAATGAACTTGCTAGTAGGGGACAACAAAAATTAGATAATTCTTATACTACTCTTATTCAAATGTCTTTAACTACTAAACTTAATAAACTTTTTGGTAAAGACAAAGAAGCTCATAATAAAGTATATGATGATATTGTAGATTATCTGACATGGGATTCTACTATGAGAGGTAAAAGACCTACTCTAACTAAAGTAGAAAGACAAATATATAATGATATATTTAAACCTGCTATGAAAGATTATAATGCTCTTATAAAAAAATTACATAAAGCAGGTAAATTAGAAAAAGATATTATTATTGATGCTCGTAAAACAGGTAAAGTTTTTCCTAGACGAATGTTACAAAAACGTGAAGGGTTCTTTAAAAATGTTTTAGGTGATAAATTTAAAATTAATGATCCTTTTGGTAGAAGACGTACTACTGCAGATGCTTTATCAGGTAGGTCTTATTTTACTTTATTTAATCCTTTAACTAAACAAAGACAAGTAATAGCTCTTGATGTGAATCCTAATCAAATAGGAGGACCTACTACAACTGTTTTAAAAGCTACTAAAAATGCAAAAGGTGAAAAAGTTTTTGTTAAGGACAGAGCATTAACTGAATTAAATAGACAAGGTGGAGGTATATCTAAATCAGGAGATAAATTAGGTCCTCTTGAAGTTAGAGAAGCTACTAGAAAAGAATTAAGAGATCAAACAAAGTTACAATATGTAGCAGAATCTCCTGCTGTTCTTTTTGATCGTCTTGCAGAATTAAAACAAATAGAAAGAGATTTAGTTTTTGAAACAAATTTTAAAAAATCTAAATATTTTAAAGAAAATGCTGTTAAACTTAAACCAGGAGAAAGAGCTCCTGAAGGGTTTAAAAAGGTTACTGAAGATTTAACTCAATCATATAAAGATTTAGATAAATATTATTATAAAGATAGAACAGCAGAAATATTAGAAGATGCTAATAGACCTAGACCAAAGAATGTTTTAACAAAAGTATCAGATGCTCTTGTTAAAAACATGATGCTTAACCCTATTCCTCACATGCACAACGAGCTTATTCACTTTTACTCTACAAAAGGGTTTATGAGAACCTGGAGTCCTAAAGCAAGAGCTTTGTTTAAAGAAGATATGATGTGGGCAGAAAAACAAGTTTCAGAGTTTGGAGAAGTATACAGAGAAGCCTTAAGAAATAACTCTTCTATGATGTCTACTAATATTAAAAATACTACAATTTTAGATAGTATATTTAGACAAAACCATAAAGATTTTTATAGTACTCCTACGTCTTCAAGTGCTTCTTTTTTTGCTAAAGCAGATAAAATAATGAATAGACAAGTAGGTGAGACCTACGGTAGGCTTTCTAATTTTTCTCAGAACTCAATGTGGCATACTCGTGATGTTATGTTTATGATGCTTCTTAAACAAAAACAAAGACAGTATCCTAATCTTACAATGAAACAACAAATACAATTAGTTGAATCACATTTACCTAGCTATCGTATTCCTATACGAGTAGGTGAAAAAGTGTTAGGTGCTCAATTATCTAGAGTTTTATCTAAAATATTGCAAAATCAAAGTGTAGTTATTTTTGCTAGATATAAACATGGTATGGTTAGTTCTGGACTTAATACATTACGTGATATAATGGCTCCATTAGATGCTCCATTAAGAAAAGGAGGGTTAGAAAAAGTAGCTGATTTTATAGGAGCTAAAGATGTAGCTAAAGGAAGAACAATTAAAGAACAATTTAAAGATGGAGCTGACTCAGGATTAGCACTAGCATCAGCATCATTACTTATTTATCCTATACTAGATGCACTATTTAGAGAACTATTTAATGCTGATGATGGTTATATGAGAAGAGCTGGTATACTTCACGTATTAGATACTTCATTTAAAGTTGGAGAAGGCAGTAAAGATCCCTATGCATTATTTCAAAACTTAGCTACTATAAATCCTACTCTAACATTAGGAGCAGAATTATTATTAAATACTACATTCTACAATGGAAGAGAAATATATAATGTAAATGATCCAGCACAATACATAGCAAGAGATGTTCTTAAAAAACTTGGAACAAGTATTCCATTAGCTTCTCAAATTGTTAATGCAGATGGACCAAATGAAAGAGTATTAAGTAGACAAATTGACTTTAAAATTAAAACGAGAGACCAGGCAAGGTCTGAAGAACGTAGAAAAAAACGTAGAGAGTCTAGACAAAGAGAACTTGAGTTACGTAGAAAATATAACCTTCCTGAACAATAATTTTAGTTATAATAGCTTCTAGTAAGCTCTTTACTACTTAACTGATACTTTAGTATCAAATATAGTGAAAAGCTTACTATAGCTCTTAAAATAGTGTTATAAAGGATTTCGTTGTTTTTTAGGCTTTTTAGCCTCTCTTTTAGGCTTATTTCGGTTTCCCATGTTTAATTCTCCAAATTGTGTAGCATTAGGTTTACTATTAAAGATTCTTTCCCAGTTTTCATCAAAAGATTTTCTATTAGGAATAGGTCTGGGTGCACTTCCTTTTCCACCATCACCCATTTTTAATAAACCAGGCACATTGTATTCTTAATATAAAAACATCTATTAAAAAATAACCTATATGCCTTCCTTCTACTTGTCCTTCTGTAAGTTCAACACCTACTTGAACTCCACAGATAGGTCCTATTGAGATTGTCATATTTCACAGCTTCCTCCAGTACATGCTAATGTTTGAGCACCTACTGTATTATCATCTATTTCTACAAATTCTGACCAGTCTATACTTTTAGGTGTTTTCTTATATAAAGCTTCATATTCTTTCTTGGTACAATCTTGATATGGAGCTTGTTGATAGGTATGATCTGAATGTGGTAGAAAAGATACACCACTAATTTCATCAAAGTGATCCCATACCCATGCACCTACTTCTACCCATTCTTTATCTTTAACAGATATAGTAACTGAAGGTTTATGTTCACACCAATGACGTTGATATATTAGCCATAATTCTAACTGCTCTAATGCTGTTTTATCGTTTCTTAAAATAGCTCCTTTAGGTGCTTTCATAGGAAAACTAAAAACTGCAGTTGAATCAGGTCTAAAGGCTTCATCCTCTACTTTTACTCCTTTATTTTTAAGGAAGTCATAGATAGGATCTTTTTTATCCATACGGATAGTTCTTATGTAATAGTCATTATGACGAGCATGTATACCGCTAGCACTGTCAACAAGCTGAGAGACAGTCCCAGAAGGCTTAACACACGTAATACTTGCTGATCGTGGGATTTCAAGTTCGTCTGAATATTTGTGATTTGTTTTTCTTGCAACATCTCGTAACCTCTCTAACATTTTAGGATCTGGATTACTTGTTATAGGTGCATCCATAATACCTGTTAATGAAACTCCTAATAATCTTTCTTCTTCTGTATTATCTTTCCATTCATGAGATAGAAACTTAAAGTTTGTTAATGTGGATTGAATTGTACCCAGTATTGTAGCAAGTTTAACCTTTTTAGTAAGGGTAGCTTCGGTATCGTTTTCTCTGACAACCACTTCTGTAAGGTTACAGAATTGTTTATCACGGAGTATAATTTCTGAGCATGGGTTTGTCCCATAGCTAAGAGACTTATCTCGTCTTCCCCACTTATTTGCTTGATTTTGAGCAGCGATACGATTAAACATTCCTCGTTCACCTGATTTAGATTTAACCAAAGAGAGCCATTCTTCCATGAAAGTTTCACTATCGGGGTGCTCGGTGTAGGCAACGCTGTTGTTTGCAAGACCTCTATGTGGATTGTCATTATACCATGCTCCTGTTTTAGCTTCTCTCATACGTTTATCTGTAAGATTAGATAATGAAATAAGAGCTGATCGTCTAACACCACCAACTACGACAATTTCTCCAACCATACACATAATATCATGTACTTGTATTGAATTTAATTTATGTCCTTTAGCTTCTTTAAATACTTCTAATGTAAAATCAAACAATCTTTTAAGAGGTTCAGGACCACTAGCTCTACCACCAAATGTTTTAAGTCTAGCACCTGCTGGTCTAACCTGAGAATAGTCTATTGTAGGTATATCACCTTCCCATAAACTAGACAATAACTTTTTAAATGCTTTAGCCCAACCTAACTTACTATCACCAACAACAATAACATCATCACATTTAACTAACTCTGGAGGTATTGATGGCAACTTGTTAATCTCTTGACGTTCACAACTAAATCCTACACCTGTACCATTCATAAGAATATACAAAGCTTCTGAAAAGGACCTTTTATTGTTTACAGTTAGATAACTACAATTAAATGCAGAAATATTATCACGTTCACAAGCTTCTCCTGCAGACATAAGTAATCTCATAGATGGCATTACATCTAGATTTAGAACTGCTTGTCTGATTTCTTTATGTTCTTTAAGATTAGGGGCTTTTGTTTTAAGATAAGACATTAGTCTATCTACTGTTTCTGTCCAATTTTCTCTTCTATTTTCTTTTGGTAGATACCTTGCGTATCTTGATAATCCTATCACGTCTTGATAGACGGAGGGTAAATTACTCATAATCGTGCATTTCCTCTATATTTTCGTTTGCAAAATCTTTAAAATAATCAATATTTTCCTCTATTTTATCTCTAAAATGCTCAACAATTTCGTCTGATGTAACATTTAGCATTTCAATAAGAGTAGTTTCTTCGACTCTTTTAAGCTCGTTTAGTATTTCTTCAAAAGTTAGCAATGTATGACCGACCTTTCCAATTAAATGTGGTACTGATATTCGATATCATCCGGTAAATGAATGTATTCTTCCAGTAAACACCGTGATCCTGTTGCTTCAGGATAATGTAACTTCATATGTTGATGGGCTTGAGTACAATTAACAAAGTGTCCTATGTATTTCCAATCACTTGGACCTACAGGAGTGAGCATAATACTAATTACCATTACGTAATGAATCATTATTAGTGTCCTTATGTAGTTCTTTTAGTAATTCTAAGTAGTGTATACATTTATTTAGGTCTTGAATACCACCTTTATCTTTCCATCTAACAATATACTTAATAATACATCCTTCTATAAAAGGTATGTTATTTTTATGTATAAACTCTATAGGTTGAATCTTATAATCTTTGTAATGAGACCCACCTATTTGTTTTTTACTAGCTTTATCCATATTATACCATATCCTTTATAAAAAGTCAAGCAAATTTTTCTTTTAAGTATTTCATTGATACTGCCATTTCATCAAAACTACCATCTTTAACATCATGAAGCATATAAATTCCTCTCCAATGTTGATTAGTTTGATGCGATAGATAATCTTCTTCATGTACATAAGCACTTCCTGCTATAATAGCTGTCATTTCTGTTCCATCAGCTCTTCTACCATAAGCTATTTGTCTACCT